TTCGGAGGGCAATCGGTAGTTTTAACACTAACTTTATTTTTCTTATTTTGTTGATTTGAGAGGGGGTGAGTAGCCTTTCTTTTATCCTTCTTGTTGCCAAGAATGATAACGTCAGTAGAATACATACCACAGGGATATGGCTGATAATACTTGAAGTCAGGACCTGCTTCGAGGAAAACGTAGGCAGGGATGACCGGATCCACATCAAGGGCAGTGGAAACGACGGAAAGGTTAACATCTACAGCTGTCGTACGATAGTATGGGTTTATATCATTGTTCCAATCACTATTCGTAACATCACACACTGGGAGATAATCGGCAGGATGGAGGAAGGGCATAGGAATACTAATAGTTTTAACGCCGCAAAAAGTAGTTTCATGAGTCATAATGTTCGAGAAATCACAAATACTTGTTACGTAGTTTTGATCGAAGTATACTTTTGCCGTCAACTTCACCTGGACAAGAGCATGTCCAGCGACCACAATTTTAAGGACGAGAGTACCTCGCCAATATCTGTGGATCATTCCAAAGTAGCCTATCATGTTAAAGCGTGGAGAAAGATCAGTCTTGTAGAGTTTGAGAATATTCATAGGAGAATTATAGAACGTCTGAGTTGTATCATTTGAGGTAAACGTAGTGATATAAGCAGGACGCCGCATAAGTTCATTCGGAGAGGGCAACTGAGGCATATCCATGTTCATCATTCCTTTGAAAATAGGGCGCGTCTGGGGAAAATCAACGCTAGCCATATCTCCAACATAGGACAATTGAACAGCTTGGGGATTATCATAATTGCCAGGTTTACCGATCTCAGAAGCAGTGATCGCGGAAGACGATGATGCTCCTACTATAGCTTCACTAACTGCAGAAATCGCACTTTCTGCAGCAATGGAGCCAACAGTCATGATGGCTTGTGCTTCTAATCCACTCTGGGGCGTGGAATCATGTTCTACGTCAGGAGGGCTATCTCCAAGAACTTTCTTAAAGAGAGTTTGAGTTTGAGGTTGAGTAAGATTTTTGAGGTGAGCGAGAATTTCAGCTCGAGTTTTCTTCATAGTAGCTGCAAGGACCTGTCTTTGTAAACGTTTTTCTGCAAAAAGTTGCTCGATATTATTCGTGGATGTAGGACCATACCAACGAAGGTTATCAAAGGTACAAAATACGTTTACGGGCACTGGGTTAGAAATAGTACCTACAAATGAAGTCTGGGGTAGTTGTTTAATGAAAACAAATGGGGCTCCATGAGGCACAGAAGAACCACCATCTCCATCAGAATTCCATCCTCCAGAACTAACAGTAAACCAAGCAGAAGGAATATAGTTCCACTTGAAGGTCCAAGGTATCTCAAACACGACATCACCAGAATTGCCGTAACAATTGAGCTGGCAATCTGTGGAATTGACAAGAGACATCCAATAACCTGGCGAGGTAGTTCCATTCAACCAGGTAGAAAGAGTTGCATCTGCTGTCGTATTGAAATAATTATAAAACAGCATAAATCCAGCTATGAAAGCACCAACGACATTCTTAACATCAGTAGTGGTAATACGGATGGAGATTGAGTCGTAGCGGAAGCCGGCGAACTTCGTAAGTTGGAGGAACCAAAAGTCCCAAAAACTAATGTTGCCAAGTATATCAAATGCATACCAATCGGGACTAGCTCCGGGGCCTAAAGGAAGAGGCCCATCATAAACTATATCAGTAAGGCTATGCATGCGAGTACTAGCAGACATGGTATCAGGCTTCATCATATCCTCACCCAATGCTCTAGGGGTTGTATTAACCAGTCCAGTGGAAATGGGAGCCGGTCCAACCCAAGTAGAGAGGGAGGAATCAGAGGTGAGACCATTAGCGGTATTATCTATGGAATCCATAATGTATTGTTTTGGAGGCAGCTCGTGCTGTTAACATTGAGAGAGTTCGAGGTGAGAGAAAATGAAATGATTAATGAAATTTGTTTTTATAATTTTTGAGTCGTTTATTATTTTTATAGATTTTTCTTAATTATTTATTATGTTTAAGGGAGTTTTTCTATTTTTGCGGATCCTATTACGGAAGGGATCACCAGCCGGCCAGCTTAAACGTCCTGGCGGACGGGCGTAGTTCAATAGTATTCAAGTTTCAACTCCGCGCCACGGGAGTAATCAAAGGGCTCAATTTGCACGGGAATCTTATGCTCATTGACAAAGTTTCTAATTTCATAATACAAGGCATATGCTTCTGCTGGAGGATATTCACACATCTCCAACATAACATTACCTATATTAATCTCAAGCTGTTTATTGATATATGCTTTAGAAAGGTGTTTCCTAGGCACTTTAACCCAATAAAGTTGTGATAGTAGAGAGTCATAATCTAAGGGAGCATAGATAATGCCTCTACGATTAACAAATTTACGAGATAAGAAGACAACTTGGTCAATAGCATGATCTTTTTCTTGCAGAAAAATATCACTTTTATCTGGAGCAGTTATAGTAATATGAAATAAATCGCGAAAGGCTGTGGCAACGAAACGAGTGTTCCACCACAACCCCTTATGAGCAGTCAAATGATCATCAGAATAAACTTGCATTTTAAGTTTCCATAATTCTTCAATAGGGTCCAGACCTTTCTTGAGAGCACCATAGATACAAATAACACATAACCAAATGATCATGTCAAGAGTGTTTTTAAAAGTCGTAACCCAATTCCCGGAGCTGTTACCAGCGCCGAGCATTGTGGCGAAACCAAAAGCAAATCGTAGGGCGAGCGTACATGACATGTATGCCCACATGGCGAATTCAAACGATCTGCGGGAATGTCCGTAGGCGGCAAAAATAAGACGTCCAACAACTTCATTTAGGAGCAATGTAGCGTTGTATTCCATACCTTTGACGTCTCCGTCTTCAATGCGTTCACCTTTAAACTTATCATAGATAATTCCCCACATAGAAGATGTAGGGTTGATACCGCAGGTCGCGGGACCAATAATCGCAGATTTCTTCATGCGGTTGACAAGATCGCCAACACCGCGTTTTATCTGCAAGTTATCTACATGGTCAGCATTATTAAATGTTCTGGCTTTCTTATTGACGATGTCTTGTTTCTTAAGAGGTTCGTCCTTCTGACAGTCATTACATACTTGAAAAGTGAAAGTGGATTCCGCTTCAGAGATTGCATCTCTTTCGGCGATCTCTTTTTTAAGGATTTCTAGATCTGGGTGGTTAAGACTAGGAGTAAGATTCTCTTTTTTAATTTTCAACAGCTTACAGCGAGGGCCTGCTGCCGTTGAATTATCTGGGGGAGGAAGGTGTTGAAAACCTTCGAGAACTTCATCAAGCTTGAGAGTTCTACAGTTAGCAAAATCCGAAAGAGGTTGGGGACTAAGCATCATTACAATATGGGAGGCAAACTTAGTAACAATAGAAACTTGTTCATCAGGAATATCTAATACGGCTTGGGTAATAGTTCGGCCTTTCTGACATTGGAGGTCATAGGTTTCCTTGTTAAGCTGGGCTGGGGCTGTAGTAGCACCCCCACGAAACTTAAGTAGAGTGAAGTCCGTGGGTTTGAGACATGTTAAATTGTGAGGACTTGTAGAAATAGGGGACGTAAATCTAAGGGTTTCCTCATCAAGATGATAAGCACAACTTTGGACTTCATAATCATTGTCTTCTAATGAAACAAGACTACCATCAAGGCATTTGAGAGACATTTCATCAAACTCCTTAGAATTCATCCACTCCACATCTTCCAACGTAAGTGGGGTAGAAACGCCGGTTCCCGCAGAAACAGATCCTGCTACATGGGAGCCGACAATAACTATACGGCCTCCAAGTGTTGCTGTGAGTGTGGACCCACAAGTACCGGGGCCTGATTGAGGATAGGTATAGGTAATTCTGTCGGTTATATATAGTGGCTGTTTTTCGATCGTCACATTGTGACGGCGCTGGTTTAGATACATAGTCACATCTGATATGGGATCATATGCAGGTATAGCGTAAGTAGTATCTCCGGTGATCATCATAGCGCCAGACATTGGCATCTTATTGAAATCTTTTCTTGAAGCAAAGAATTTGGTAAGATTGGGGCGCCTGGCGAGGAGTTTGAAAGAGAGCCATATTCGGTCACGATCTTCTTCAATTCTCAAGACTGTAACAGCTTCTTTGGAGAATGAAAGTGTTTCATGGCAATCTAGAACCTCAACTACAGGAAGCAAATTGAAGCGTTCGATCGCTTTAAAAGTGTGTAGGTTCATATAACCCACGCTACCCTTCACAATCTGAAGGAAAGCAAGATGTTGATCAGCTGAGCCAAGGACATGGAAAAGTCCTCTGGCTATCTTGGCGCGCACATTCTGTTCTTGTGCGCCTTGAGGTAGCGTTACTCCGGCTTTACGAGCGACTTTAGGATATTTTGCTTTTGCTCGGAGTTTAGGAACTTTAGTCGGATCGAAGGTCTGAGCAGATGTCCCATAACCTTCAGCAACAAGAATATTAAAAAGCTCAGCTCTTTCTTCAGGTTTAAGCCAAACGTATACATCTTTGGGAGTAGCTCGGGGATGATAAAAATGGCTAACAAATCCGGAAATCATTGATACAACGAATACACAAGCGGCAAATACGAGTCCAAATACCGCTCCAGAAAACACCCAATCTACGTCCTTCTTGACGATCTTCATATTTTGACATAGGGTACTGAGGTTACTGGCAGAATAATTTTGGGGATACAATCTATAATAATTGAGCGTTTTAAGAACACGCATTTTAGTCTTTGTAACTTCCTTAGTAAGTCGTGAATAGCAGTCAGGGTTGCTAGTTGTAAGGAAAGTTTCTATATCGGAGGCAGCGTCAAGAGATGCTCTGCTTGCAGGATCCATAACTGGATCACATTCAGCGGTTAAATTATAAAGGCAGAGAATCAATTGAGTGGCATCCTTCGCATACACCAAAGGGTCAAGTATATTTCCAATTACTTTATACTGACGCTGGACATAAGTAAGTGAAGGGTGAGTCATATGAAAAATGTCATCCTTGATAGCTTCAGGAATATTGGGTATTTTTGCAATGCAAGCAGCTAGGAAAGTTTGGAAATTACCTAAAGAAGTATCTTGTCCGTTAGCAAGTTTCTTTGCGTCGATAAGTAATGAATGTGTAGTAAGCGAAACAAAAGCAGCAGGACGGAATATAGTTCTCTCCCAGAAGGTAGAGTCACTTTTCCAGTTTCGGACATGCTCAGAATAACTAGAAGAGGAGAGGTTTGGGGTAATGTAACATTGGGGTACCATGTCATCAGGCATATCAGCCCATGAGCTATTAGCAAAGGCTTTCTGATCAGCTTTATACTCACGTACCTCTTGCGACTCAAATTCTTCTTCGAATCCGGCGTAATCAGTTTTAGCATCGTACGCTTTGAATCCTAGGCGTCCTTCTCTGACAGTTATGGAATTTCTAACTTCTTGTCTTTCTGCCTGGAGACGTACTCTTTCGGCAGCGGCTGCCTTGAGGCGAGCATCTCGGGCCATGTTCTTACGTATAGTCTGATTCCGGCGTCGTATTTCATTTTTCTTTCTTCGCTTCGCCATCATGGCAGGATATTGTTTCCAGAATACGATATTGTCTTTTTCTTGACCAACACTCAAGCCAAACTTCCAGAGTTCACAATTGTTACGAACATAACATCTTTGCACTTCTGTCATGACGTCTACGAATGCATATCTCAATTCTAATGGACCGCCTTTGGCTTGTTCGGCTGCAATTGTTCTTTGAGGTACGAGATCGGCTGCTTTATATAGAGCATAGGTAGATTCGTAGATATTTTTCAGAAAGTTGAGAGAATTAAATAAATTCCGTCGGTGAAAGTGTTCATTGGATAACCCAAGGGTTATAAAACGCTTGGTTTTGGTAATTATGGGAGTGAGTTTTGCGTATTCTGCATACAAATTAGCACGCATTGGAAAACACCATTTAGGATTCTCAAATTTAATATGATCTTCAATACAACATAAGATCTTGTCACATTGGTGTTTAATCTGAGAAACAAGCCAACAGACAGGCTGAGGAGCAAGTCCGTTACTTACTGTTTTGATTCTTTCTCTGAGAGTAAGTTTTTCATTTCCTGATTGGGGGAGGGTATCTTTTCCTGGTCCTGGTACCACGTCTTGGTTGACGAGTAACATACCTTGGGGGCTATTCTTTTGCCTTTTTACATGAGGGATCTTTCTCTTCTCTTTGTCTTTTCCTTTTTCTTCAAGTTCTCTTAGCTTGATTTCAGCATTCATCTTCTGTATTTCATTAACAGCATCATCGGTTAAACCGTTTTCTTTCAACATTTCAATTATGTCGGCAACATCAGCAGGATAATTTCCAGTATCAACATAGGGTGATTCTAGCAAATCTTCTTTTTTAACAATCCTATGCTTATTTTCATCAACATGCTTATAGGTGCTCTTAAGAGTTCTTTCAGAATACTGTCGCATATTAACTAAATTATCGAAGTTGGCGCGTTGTAATACTTCATCTCCGTAACTAAAATCAAATTTCTTACTGTTCTGGGGGTTCAGCCTGGAGATATATGCGAGAGATACAAGCATAGAAAAATCTTTATAATTTATACAATTGGGATTTATTTCATAGCCCATAACTAAGGGAAATATCTCAAGCGCATTATGGGGGGCTTTATTACTAGCTAAGATTCTTTGACATTCAGTGGTAAGCTTAAAATAGGTGTTTCTGGCGAGCTTAAAACCACCTGGCTCGTTACCCACTCTAGAAGCGATAACATCAAAGTCAACGCGTCGGTGAAAGGCATCAGGATCTTCCATATGTATCGGCATTGATATGTTGTTAGTGGTACCTATAAGGATAGGACTATCGAAAGGCATTGCACCTTTGTCACCAAACGCCATGTTAAGCATAACAGGGTCGGTTCCACTAAATTGAAAGAAATACTGAAACCATTTCATAAATTCTTCAGGCTGACCTTTTATAGAGCCCATTTCTTCGAAAATCTGAACCAGAGGATGATTATATCCTTCGAAGTACTCTGGCGGAGGACCAGCACAGTGAAGAGACCACGTAGTTGGTCGCAAGGCATGGGCTCGAAATATAGCCGCATCGGGCGCTGTAGGATCTAATTTTTCTACAAATCCTCTAGCTATAATAGGAATATCTTTTGCTAGGGCGTCTTTGGCAAGGCTTTTTCCAGCTGCAGCTTCTCCACGTATAAAAATTGTAGTGGGTTTAATTCTTTTGGTATTTGATGCGATAAATCCAGTATATTTCTTAAATTGATTATCGATAGCATCATGCTGGGCTTTTGCTCGAGCAATCTCCTTAGCAGGTCCGGCAAGAACAAGATTATAGGCTTCTTCAAAGTCATTTCTATCTTTTGACATTTGTTCTATCATGTCGAATGTTGGATGGGTAAGTGCGTTAGCTCCGGCCAGCTGGGCTGTAAGTTTTAAATAT